ACGTTTACCAATTTTGCGTTTGCTGGTTTTGTCCAAGTAAAGGTGCCAGCCGTGCTGTAAACGTCCACCTGTGCCTGTGCAGCTTTTGCCGCCAGCGCGGTGGTAAGCCCGTCAATTTTGCTCTGCGCAATAGCCGCAGCAACGTCCACATCAGCGTCCACCAGCAGGCTTGCAGGAGATTGCAGCACGCCAGCTACGTTTTTCCAAAGGCCAGTCCCGCCCACAAGCGGTAGGCTGGTGTGGACGTGCGAGGGAGTGCCATCGCCAAACTGAGCAGTCACGGTGTGATTGTTGCCGGTCGCAAATGCCTCAATGGCAATGTAGATACGGTCCGTCACAAGCACCGTAGTCTGAGTAACCAACACAGACAACGAGTATTGCGAGGATGTACCGTTGATTACTTGCGAGGAAGAAGTCCCTAGCAAAGTAAGAGTTGTGCCACTATAAACGTACGCCTTTGCGCGGATAGACGTCCCTGCGGCCACGTTTGCATCCCCAAATGCCCACAGGTTGAAGTCCCAAATGCCTGCGGGGATTAGCGTTGTGGACGGGTCTACGGGAGATGATTCCGAAACAAAGCCTTGCACCAGCGTCCAAACATTTTGCGTGAGTGACCCAGTTGTAACAGTCGTCTGCGCCGTCTCACCAGTGCGGCCCAACTGTTTGGGAGTGCCGGGGATGTTAGTTGTCGGTGCGTCGGCAGCAATACCCTGGTTGAGGTAGTACGTTAGCCCGTTAGCTCCCCCACCGCCCCCGCTTGAGTTGGTGGCTGGAGCCCACTGCGAGCCATCCCACGTCAGCACCTGCCCGCTGGCTGGAGTTGTAGCGGCAACTGCCTGCCCCTTGAGCTTGTCAACGCTTGTCGAGTGCAGCCCGCCGGACACGTCGCCGGTGATGATTGGAGAATTTAGGGGCATAAATATTAGCGATATATAGGGATGTAAGAATACGCGCCTTCAAAATTTATGCGCATCCAATATGCAACATTTACAGGGTCTGTGGGGCCCGGAGAGCTGGAGCCACCACTTGCTTGTTCCCAGTTTGCAGGATCTGCCGCTGGATTTGTAGAAGTTGCTGAACCTCTGTTAATATATATAAGCCCTTGATAATAAACCTTATCACCAAGGGAATATGATTGTGATGTGTTCCAGTTCGGAACTGCAATTCCATCAAAGGGAGCCCACGACGTGCCATCGAATTGCAATAAATTGTTTAGGCTCGGAGGGAAAGAAGAGATTGGCTTGGTTTGAAGCTGTACCGCATTTACAGGTGCTGGGGCCCAGTCGGTTCCGTTGTAAACAAGAGCTTCATTTTGGGCCGGAGAAGTCGTAACTACTGTCTGATTTCTAATCTTAAAGGCATTTACATCCCCCGCCAGCCATCCAGCATTTGTGCTAAAAACAAGTCCCTGCCCTTCCGCTGGAGAACTTGCTCCAGCCAATGGCCTGGGGCGCCACTCATAAGCGCCTCCACCTCCGTTAACCTGCGCCCATGTTAGCACCTCAAGCGGATTTGGAATAATGTCCGGAGTAATTGCAGTGCCTTGCAGCGAAGTTGCGTTTGCCGCCGGTGTTGCGGGAGCCCACGACGTGCCGTTGTACACAAGCCCCTGCCCCGTTGTCGGAGTGGTGGTTGCCACCGGCACAAGCTGAAGGCTCACGGCATCCGCAGGCATGGGTTGCCACCACAGAGGCGAGGTCGTCGGGTCGTTTCCTGTGTTGACAGCTTGAATGCAAATCCACGTTTCCCGCTGCGACGTAGCAACCAAATCACCTTCCGTATAGGTCTCTGTAGCGCTCCAAGCCCGCCCACCAATGTCAGCACCAGCGCCAGTAGCTGGCTTCCAGACGTTTGTAGCGGCATCCCAGACAAGTGACTGCTTGTCGGTAGGTGCAGTTGCAGCTACGGCGCGGCCTTGAATCTTAATCGCGTTGCCACTCTCTCCTGCCACGATTGCGCGGATGCAAATCAACTCTCCGGCAACAGGAGCGGATGCAAAGCTAATCGTGCCTCCGTTGGCTTCGCTGATTGTGTAAGTGCTCGGCGGCTGGTCAATGCCGCCCACGCTTACCAAATAGCCACCATCATCGGTGCCGTTGTACCCCGAAAAAAGAAACGCAGAAGTGGACCCATTGCCGGTGTATTCGGTCGCAGTGGTTCCCGCCGCAACAGGAATCCCAATCTCTGACACGCCGCCATCAGCGCCAAGATATAGTTTTCCCGTGTAGGTATTTACACCCAATTCACCAAGCTGAAGGCTGGAAGGATTGCCTGCGCTGCCACTCCGCTTTTTCGGAATAATCGGAAAGGCCATATTTAGTAAGTGCCTGCGGATGCAACTGTAGCTACGCCATCAACTGCAATTTCGATGGATGCTGAAGATTTGATGCCGCCCACTACCGTCGAAGTGCCTGGTATGATTTTGGCAGCTCCAGCGGGAGAGACGAAAAACGAGTTGCTGGAGATAGGATCAATACTCAGAATCCCAAGCTGTTGAGTCGTACAGACTGCCAACTGATTTGTGGTCAGCGCAGGAATCTGCACACCAGCAATTTTTCCCGTCCCATCAAGCTGCGGCACACCATTGGGCGTTGCCAATTGGGTCAATTGTGCGGTGCTAACTGCGCCAATGTTACCCGGACTGAGACTGACGTTGCCGTTGGTCGGGGTCTGATTATTTACGGAAACTACTTCGTTTCTCGCGCCGTGAATTAAGTCCCATTTGGTTCCGTTCCAAGCAATTGTGTCGCCAGCAAGGATCTGGTTGATGTTGTTTCCAAGCCCGTCGATGATGTAGAAATTTGAGCTGGCAACATAATAATCTCCGGTGTTAGGTGCCACACCATTGACGGTAGTCGCGGTGATCGCGGGAGTATTTCCATCCCACGCGCCCCTGTATGTCAGCGCGCCAACGGACGATGGAGGAAGTAGCGCGCTAGGAATTTTGCCGTCGATTCCCAACTGCGGAACCAGTCCGGCAATTGCCGTGGTCGTCAAAAACGCAACCTGCGCAGTCGTCAGGGCTTGTATTTGGTTGGTGGAAATAAGCCCCTCCGCAGTGAGTTGCGGAATTTTGCCAGGCGTCGCAAGCTGCGTGATGTCGTTGGTGGTCAACGCCCCCTGCGTGCCGGACAACTCCACTATGCCGGAATTGCCCTTCATGTAGAGCTTTCCAGTCTCAATGTTCGTCGCCAACTCGCCAAGTTGCAACGAACCTGCCAAAGGTGCTGCTTGCGATGTTGTTATCGCGTTGCGAATGGGGATGATTGGGAATGCCATGATCGTATTTTAGTAAGTGCCTGCGGTGTATGTAACTGGCACCCAAGAAGTGCCGTTGAATTGAAAAACCTGTCCAGTGGTTGGCGCAATGTCAGCCACTGGTTGCCTGCGTATGCCCTCAACAGTCGCAATGGCACCAGACTCGCCAGCGGCTAGTGTTACGTCACCAGACACCGATGTGAGCGAGCCAGGAGGCCCTTGTGGGCCTTGTGGCCCCTGTGGGCCTGCTGCGCCATCGGTGCCATTGAGCCCTGGCACACCAGTAAGAAGAGTGACGACCAAAGGGCCGCAAGAGTTGTCGCAGCTCATGTTAAGAGATAGTTACCCGAGCCTCGATTAGCCGAATGTCCCAACCGTCGGGCCGCTGCACATTGACCGTAAGCACTGCGCCAAACTGGGCCGAGAAAAGCGCCGTCTGCGCATTGGTCAGCCGCACTGCCACCGTCTCGGGCGTTGGTCGCACGATGCTCGGGGTCGTCAGCGATGCGCCGGTAGCGGTTTTGAGTGTGACGCTCACAAACCAGTCCGTGAGGTCAGAGTACTGGCTGCAAGGGCCGTCCTCTTGAAGTTGGAAAGAAAAATCCCAGTCGGTCCCGCGCTGGATAGTGGATGAAGTTTGGACGGCGACCATTACAAAGTAGAGGCTTGGGACAAGTAATTTTGCGCAGAATCACAGCAGCCCGACACTGGAGCTGCGCCCGCGGGCCATGCCTTTTCAAAAACGATCTGCGACTTACTAGGCAAGAGTTTTAGCGGGCATGTAGGCGCATCGCTCAAGATTTGCAATTTTGCAACGCACCCAACCTGCTGATGGCAAGCAGAGCAGATTTTCTTCCTCGCTTCAATAAGCCACTTAGGAATCATGGATCATCCTTGGAATTGAACGAGGATAATTTGGCTCAACGTGCTTCCAGCCACAACTTTGCCCTCGTTGTCTTTGTATTCAACTGTTGTCACCTCTCCGTCCCTGAAGGTTTGTGCTGGCGCATAAACGATAAACTGCTCCAGAGGTTCAGGAGGATCAGGGTCAGGAGGAGGATCAGGATCAGAGTCTCCTGTGCCGGGATCAGGATCAGAGTCTCCTGTGCCGGGATCAGGGTCAGGAGGAGGATCAGGTTCATCCCTGCTTTCAGATACCCAGCCAAACAAATAAACGTCTCCATACTCTATGTATATGTTGTCTCTCCAATCCTTGTTGGCTTGATGGTATCTGCTCCAAGCATCTCCAAAATCGTACAGCAAATCAAAAAATGCACGGTCATCGGAATAGAGGTCCAACGTCAAATCTTCTGGCGCAGGACCGGGTTCAGGAGGGTCTGGTCTTTCGGCAGTTAATTGCGCTTGTCCAGAAGGAGAGTTGTCAACTGGCCCATTCAAAAATATAAGCGGCCTGTTTGAAAAAAACCTTTCAGTCAAAGAAATGTGCTGCTGGTCCTCATCTATGTACCTGTCGTGCAGAAAGATATTTCTATGAGCGTAAGTATCATCTTTCTTTTTGATTCTAGCAGGCACTCCAACAAGCGAAACCCAATCATCACCATCAAACACTATGCCTTGCCCCGCATAGACATAGTCGATGGGTAGAACCTCATCAGGTGGAATGCTGGGAGGAGGCCCGTCACCGCCATCATAGTCGCGGAGACTTGTTGTCTTGTTCGGGATCATAACAGTTCCCGGAGCCACTAACACACCATTGGAGTAGCCACCCTTGGTCAAAACTGGAGAAGTGTTTGGGGTCCAAAAAAACGTCCTGTCTGGTTTCGGGTATCGCTTTTGCCTTATTATTTTAATGTCAACGTCTTCTCCCTGTGTGGGGTAAATGTGAATTATATCTCCCTCATACACAACGGCATTGGTGTCGAGTGTTACAATTCCGGGCTGCAAGTATATGGGTTGATCTTTTCTGATTACATTAGGCTCAAACTTTTCTGCATTCTGCACTATGTACACTCGCTGTGCGGTAATGTTGTCGCCATCTATTTCAACCTTGGATACTCCGTCAGCATCCACCTCATACTTAATTTCTGGCTTTTTGTTTGGAACCCACTGCCCGTAATTGAAGGGCAAGGTTTTGGCTAGAAAAGTTTTTTCGACCAAATAAGGAAACCCTGCGTTTATAAACCCTGACTCTGTCACACCAGACGCAAACTTTGGCACCGCAAAGTCGTATATGAAGTCAGGATACTGATAGCAAGTTTGCTGTCTAATGGGGGCCGTTGTGCCTTTGACTTTGTACTCAACATCAAAACTGCCAGTATAACCGCTGTAAAATTTACCCCTAAATGTAAAACCTCTAGTGTCGTACGATGACCCAGACATCTTCACTGAAGCCTCAAACTTTCCGTTGAAACTTACAATCGACATATCAACTTGTTAAAGAGCAAGGACTTGGAAACGGCTGCAGGCAAATATTTTTGATGCTGCTGAAAAACTTTTTCTGCTGGTCGTCATCATTCACCGTCACCACGGCAATCAAATTATATTGCGTGTTTGATGTGTTTGTTTTCAGGTCTGTTTCCAGAGAAAATGAAACGGCAGTAACAAGGAGCGTGTTTATGTCAAAAACAATTTTGCAGTAGACATAACACGTCTCGGTTACGGTCATTATTAACGGCGGGTCGTTATCGGGAAACATGCCGGTGGGCAGCATGTTCATAACCAACCCCCACTGAATCTGTACTTTTAGTGTTGTGTTCTCGGTCACGTCAGTGACTTGAAATGGGCAGGCAACGCCACCGGCTTCTGTGCTACCACCGCGCACCTGTTGGTCAATGATAAGCGTTGTCCCACCGGGCGTGCGCATGTAAGTGCCGCCGATCACAGAGGTCACCGCGGCAGATCTGATTCCATCGCTGAGTTTGTTAAGCTCAGTTGAGGTCAACTCAACGCCTCGCCGAAAGTTTGGAAGATTCATGTTAGCCGGAATAAAGAACTGGTTCCCAAACGCTGCCGTTGGCACTTCCTAAGTATTCGCGAGTGATGCGCCACTTGGTTCCTTCTTGCTGGCCGCTTAATCCAGTCAAAATGAAGTTTACATCTCCAGTGTTGCCTCCATAGCCAGTGTCTGAGAGTCTTCCAACATCAGCCGCGCTAGGATCGCTATCTTCAAGTGTCGTGCATTTAATTGTAATTCGAGGAGCGAAATAATTAGAAATTCCCTTTTGCCAAAGCAAGAAAAGCGTCACCATTTTGCCGTCCTCGTCGTCTGCCGGGTTCCACCCGTTAAGTTCGGGATTGGTTGGATTCTGTTTCCACATCGCCCAATCGCGTCTTTGCTTGCTAGTCATTTCCTTAAAGTAAGGATGCGACTCCACGGGCTCCTGCGTAGTGGAAACGTCCAGCGCGTAAACCGGCGGCATTACGTCAAAAAACTCTTCGACGATTGTTATCACCCCATCGGTTTTGGTCACTCGCGAAGACCTGCAACCTGCCGCTGGATCCTCCCATGCAAACGCCTGCTTGGTAGTCGTGCGAGTGACAAGCCCCGTCGGGTCTTTGCTAACTTCAATCTGCGTTTCCGTTGCCATAAATTAAGCAGTGAGCACCATTCCGCCAGATTGGCTTGGTGAGATTTGGTAGCTTTGTCCGCCAGCTTTGACTGCGTCGATGAGGTCTTTCATATAGTCGCGGATGTCCTCCTGAATTCGCACGGACTGATATGCTGGCGAGTTGTCTTGGCCGCCAGAAAGCAGCCCAGATCCTCCACCCACTTTTTGCAGGCTTGAAATGTCTGGCATGCCAAGCGGCCCGGTTGATCCGGTTGTAGCTTTTTTGATGAAATCCATCCCAGTTGGAGCTGCTCCTGGCGTTGGATTGTCTGCTCTGGCTTGAGCCGCGGTTGCCTCTTTTGACGCGTTGATTGCGTCCATGGCGCCTTGAATTTTCGCCTCCGTTTCTGTTGTGTCAAAAACAGGCCCGCCCGCCCTTGCTTGGATCTCAGCCTCTTGGATTGCTGCTTTTTGAGCAGCCTCGCCCTTAAAAACGTTTTTCACCGATGCCGCCGTTTGTGCCATCAGCACTTTGATTTCTTCCGCTAAAAAATTAACGGCGCTTTGAAAGGCCAGCTTCATCGTGTTGTAAATCAACTCACCAGTGGATCCAAAATTTTGAAAGTAGTTGATCCAAAACGAAATTGCGTCGCCAAATGCTTGCCCAATTTTGGACAAGTCAATTTTTGCGGCGGCCTCAATAACCCCCATAAGTTGCGGCACAACTTCCGATGCAACTCCCACAAAGAATCCTTGAAGTTTATCTCCCACTACGGACAAGAGGTCGCTTGCCTTTCCAAAGATCCCAGCGTTTTCGAGCATCAACGCCGCTTGATTCCCGAGCAGTTCGCGGACTTCGTCCATTCCCCCAGAAGCAAAAACTGCAAGCAACTTGGCCCCCTGTTTCCCAAAGATCTCCATCGCCATCGCGGAACGTTGAGCCGGGTTCTCAATTTTGGAAATAGCCTGGCCCACTTTTGCCAACTGCTCGTCTGCCGTGAGTCCTTGGAGCTCGCTGATATTTAGCCCCATTTGGGCAAACTTTGCGGCGGCGTCCACGCTGCCACTGGCCGCTTCAGAGATGGACTTTTGCAGCTTTGCCAAAACCGGCTGCACCTGTTCAGCCTTCATCCCGTTCAAATCGAAGGCCAACTGAAGCTCCATTAACTTGTCGATGGCAACGCCGGTTTGAGCGTTTAGGTCAACCAAGTCATCGCCCGCTTGAATGGCGCCATAAAACCCCCGTGCGGCTGCTGCCAACGCGCTAAACACGGCAGCACCACCGACAACGTTTTGGATCATCGACCCAAGCCCTGACATGGCCGATTGCGCTCGGTTGATGCCACTTACAAACCCGCTGGTATCTGCGCCGATCTGGATGGTGTTTGCCATAAGTTTTTAACGAGAGAAAACGTCACTGCGCCGAATTGCTCTGGCTGCGATTCCCGAGACTAAGCGGCTCCGCATTGCCTCTGCTTGAATGTCGTAAGCCTGCTGAAGTGCTCGCTGAATTGCAGCCGAGTCAGTGTGCTTGTTTGGGTTTCTAGCCCGAAACGCAACAATATTTCCACTAACGCGAAGCGCTGCGGTTCCAGAGTTTTTGCTTTGAAGTCTTCCTACCCATTCTGGAAATATCACGCCCAACCGAGCTGCGGCCTTACACCATCCAGCAGCGGTGACTCCGATTGTACGTTCCAACAATCTTTCTACTTCTGCGCGCTTTGCAACGGTCGAAAAATGTTTTGGAGCGCTATCTGGGTAACGCTTGTCTGGTTTCTGGTGCTGCTTGATAAACTGCACCAGTGCAGTGGGAGAAGCATCCAGTTCTCTGGAAACAATCTGCAATTGTTCACGGCGTGCTGCTCTTCTGGCACGGTCCAACTGCCTTGCAACGGTTGCCTCATTGCGAATCACCAGCGCCTTGCGAAGTGAGTTCCTAATTGCTTTTTTGGACGCACGGTAACCCGCTGCAAAAGTTCTGCCAGCCATGGGTGGTGTATATTTGAATGCATTGCGAACCAGTCCGCGGGCCTGCTCCTCCACCACCTCTTGCGTGGTCCTGCGAGCCACAGCAATCGAACGCTGGAGGTAACGATTAAACCGAACGCCAAACTCTGCCGCATTAGTTGTGACTCGGATGGCGTCACTCATCGTCCTCGTCCTCCTCCTGCTGGCGCTTCACAAACAGGCTTTCCAATGCCACTTCCTTGCGACGCACGGTCCACGCCCCATTGCCCCAGATCACGGCGTGGTAAATCCGCATCAACTGGGCCAACGGAACCCGACGTTGTAAGTGGTCTTGCGTCCATCCAGTTTCACGCGCCAGCACTAAGAGAAAGGATTCCTCCCAGCCTGGCGCCGTTAGTTTTTTGGCGCGTCCTCCCGTGTCTTGCCGGGCTGCGGCAGAACGTCCACGCGGCCCGATTCTACGGCCTCGGCCTGCGCTCGGCACCATTCGGCCACTGGCTTTGCCAAAGCCAACGGAAAGGCCCGTGTAAACGCTTTGATGGCAGCCAGTGCGGTCCCATCGCTGATGGCCTGCTCCACGTCTTCGGGTTCGCGGCTTTGTAGCCACGCGCACGAAATTACCTGCTGTTGGTCGGACAGTTTTGCTAACTCCAGTTCGGAGATCGCAAACTGCGTGGTCATCGTCCAAGGACGCAATTCAAGCGGCCCAACCTTTGTGTTTTTGAGAAAAAATGGGTTCATGCAAAGCGCGCTTGAAATTCGTTTTTGAGCCAATCCGGGCTGTCAGGGTAGACGACGCCGAAACTGCGTGCGTCGCCACGGGAAATGCCAACCGCGGCCGATCTGGCGAAGCGTTTTAGGTCCCGCGCGTTGTCCCTGTACCCGCGCATCCACGAGATGTCGGAATCAGGATTGGCCTTGCACCACTCGATGCTTTCAAAGCGTTTACGGAACTCGTCAAAGTCGATGTCCTCGCCGTCAACCTTGGCGAGCACGTCGCAGTTCACGATCCACCGGACGTGGGTCTTTCCAGCCTCATCCACAAAGTGCTGGAACCCGCCACGTTTGATGAGAGCACCGCCCGAGGTCAACCAGGCGGCGATGATGTCAGTGTTGAAGCTCTTTCCCGGAGCTTCGGAGTCCTCAAGTAATCGGAGGCGCATAATTTAGTTACTAGCTGGCGTTTTTGTAGACTGTTGCGGATGCGGACCATCCCCTGAAGTCGTCGTTTTTGGAGTCGAGAGTGACGTTGGTCCAGATGCCCTTACCGCTTGTCACGCCAGGCATACCGCTGGATGATCCGGCAGCAAACGGACAAGTGTCCCCCTTGCCTTTAACGCTGACAGAGTAGGTCACGTCAAAAGTCTTGGCTTCAGAATGCGCCCCGACACTGTTGATAAGCTGTTTGAATTCTGCCTTTTGCTCCACGTCTGCGGATTCAATAATGGATCCCGACGCGCTGATGATGGAAATTCCAAAGGTAGCCATATTAAGCAAAAAGCGTGTAGGTCGTTTCAGAAGTTGCGAAATCGTCGTTGGTTTCAGAAACCTTCGAGCCGGTAATTTTGGCGCCGCTAAAGCCACCTTCTGGCACTGCGTCCAGATCTGCTTCGCCTTTGGTTTTGACAGTGGTGGTCGTTGTGCTGCGCGGCTTGGCCTGCACAATAACGGTTTGCCCGTCGGAATCGCGGATCGTCGCTAGTTCCACAACAGTTTCCTGCGTGGACTCTTGCAAGTAGCCGCTAGGTGCGGAAACTCCAAATGTGACTGCGCCAAATGATACGGGCATAGGTTTTTAAGGTTTGGGGCCAAAGCCCACGGTGTAGGGTAACGAAGTGCGCCAGTGGCGCTCATCGCGGAGATTGTCAGTTGATTGCGCGACAACTCCGTAGAGTTGCACGGCGTCAGAAACTAGAACCAAAGTGCGCATGGCATTGTCCACCTCGGCAGCAAAGTCAGCCTGGTCGGCACGAGTGTAGTCGTCGGCCTGCAAACAAACGGACAGCGTCAGGTTGCCACGTTGCAGCGGAGACCCCACCACCACATCGCTTTGCAACTCCATCAGAACGGCTTTTGCCGGAATTGCTCGGTCGTCCTGCGCCTCCCCGACGTACACACCCGGAAGCGCCAGCGAAAGAGCAGCCTGCACTGCCGCGGAGAAAACGCCGTCAATCATCGGGTGATGTCCTCTAGGTAGAGCTTCCACGAAATCGGATCCTCGTCCCAGCTTGTGATGCGCCGCTCGGTGCCGTTTACGGTCAACTTGGCGCCTTTAATTGGCTCGGGAAATCCCGCCTTAAGCAGCCGCACAAAGCCCACAAAGTGCTGCTCAAAACCGCCCATTGCCAACAGGTCAGAAGTCTTTTCGCTTGCCACCGAAAACACTGTGACGCCGTCATAAGTCACGGTGTCTGCCTGCATGTAGTCCAGCGCCTGGCTCATTGCAGATTCAGTGATGGCGGTCCAGTCGGACATTAGAGCAGCGATTCAGCCTTGCGGCGGGAAACCGGCTTGAGAGCCTCAGAGATTCCCTTGTTGAGCTTTGATCCCTCGGGCGTAGGGTTGCACACCAGATACACGCGCCCAGGGTTGTTGTGCGATTTGTAAAACCGACGGGCCTCGTCGGGGGAACCAGTGGAAAGAATTACCTGAGGGCCTGCACCGAGGTCTTCGAGAACTAAGGAGATTTTCATTTTGGGATAATCGGTAAAAAGCCGGAGCCCTCCCGATTAGGAGAACCCCGGCTTTTGAGTCTGTCAGAATCAGGGGGTGACGATACGGACGCCCATGTTCGTTCCCTTTGCGACTCCGTAAATACAACTGACTGAAACACAAGTTTTTCCGCTTTCACGCGAATAAAAACGACGAAAACTGACCGGAAGACCAAGGCCAGGGACGACCACTTCAGCGATTTCAATGGAATCCTGAAGAGCGGCTTCCGGGTTCACGCGGCGGGCTGCCATGATGAGCGCGCTAGAGTGCATTGCAAAACCGGCCAATGCTTCGCCGTTTACGTCGCAAAGGTCGCTCTCGTAAATATCAAAGCCACTTACGCGCGGGACCGTGCCTTCAGCCTTGAAGGGAGTGATGCCGGGGATTTCCGCAGAGATGAACGTCTTGGAGATCGCGCCGTAGTAAGCGGGATTCATCAAAACTGCGCGGCCCATCTTTGGCGCCTTGAGCGTCTGCGTCAGCGTCACGCCGAGGTCGATTACGTCGCTGCGATCAAAGTTGGCAGCGCTGGAGGACAAGGGAGTCTGCGCGAAGTTGGCAGCAGTAACCAAGTTCCACAGATCGCCAAACACCTTGGCGCCCAAAGCTTGCACCATAGGAGCAAGAAAAAGGCGTTCAAAGTTGATCGAAGACTGAAGGACTTCGATGTCCGTAAACCCGAGCGTCACAGCTTGGTGCTGATCCAAAGTGATTGTCCGTGCTGTGGTGTCACCGGCGACGGGAGCGTACCCGACGCTAGTAACGTCAACCACAGAAGGAACGGTGGCAAAACGAGTTGTGACAGACTGACCAGCGGACGCAACGTCGCTAGAAAAGTCCAATGTGATTCCGGCCAACGGCGCAAAAGCGTTCGTGAGGTACGGAAGTGAGGTTTGGGAAATTTGCTGTAAGAAATTGCCACTGAGTGCCATATGATTATTTTAGTTGGAGTTAGGAGAGCTGCATCTGCTTTTTGTTAGCCTGGAAGAACGCGTTACGCTCATTCAACCCAAGCGTGCGATAATGCGCCCAAAGCTCATCTTGAGTCTTGGGTGCAGTTGCCTGCTCGGAGTGGATCGTGACGGGAGCAACTCCCAGATTTGCTACGATGGCGTTTGCCTTCGCGGACGCTTCGGCTTCGGATGCTTTTACGGCGTCGAGTGCCTTTGCAAGGTCAAGATTGTTTGCGTTTGCAACGTCCAGCGCTGCGGATAGTTCCACGGCGCGGGACTTAAGCGCGTCAAAAGTCGCCACCAGTGCGGTGTGCTCTGCGGACAGAGCGTTAAGCGCGGCCACGTCTGCCTGCGCGGCAGAGAGCGCGGCCAGCGCGTCGGTCAGTGTGTTGGGTAGATGATCCATCTACCAACGCAATTCGGGACAAGTAAAAGCCCCGTGGAGAAACCAAACTCCACGGGGCTGAGACAACAAAACCAAATGAAACTACGCGCCAATCATACTCAAAAGCTCACCGTATGCAAGTTCCTGATTCCCGATGCCGTCGATCAGGTTGGCGGCCTTTGCCCGCGGTGCGAGGTACGCGGCCCCGGTCATGAACTCATCGGCCACGCGCCGGTTGCGAAGGACATTGTCGCGGAACTGCGCGAAAGAATCGTCCACGAGCTGCTGCAAGCTGGCGCGCTGGGCGGGACTCAGTGACGGCCCCATGCCTGCGCCTTTCAGCGGGCCTGAGGTAATGGGATCCCACTTGAGCCCCTCTTCCTCATACATGGCGGACTGGTCCACCCAAGGAATGATTGTGCCGATGCTGCCCCATGTGGATCCCACGGACCCGTACACTTTGTCGCAACTCACCGCGATGTTGTACGCGGCACTGCAAGCGGTGTCGTTTGAGTAGGCCACGATGGGCACCTTCAAAGCCTGAATCAAATCCACCACCTCAGAGCAGCCAGTGCAGTTCCCTCCGGGAGAATTGATCTCCAGCATGATCCCGCGCACGTTGGCCTCAACAGCCTCCTCGATGTCCTCGCTGATCCATTCGTAATCCCAAGCGCCGCAACACGCCTCGAGCGCGGAAATGCCCTTGGCGAGAGTGCCATCAATGCAGATGTGAGCAATGCCCTGCCCGTCAATTTCCATCGGCTCGCGCTTGTTCATCATGCCCGCCATTTTCTCATAGTCGTCGCCGTTGGCGCGCACCAGGCGGCCCTCCACGAGCTTGCGGACGGCTGCGTAGCCGCCGGGGGTGATGAGCCACGGGCGGTAGAAAACTTGTTCAATAACGCGTTGGAACTTCATTCGGTGGGAATGGTTGTCGGCGGGGTGCCGTTGGGTGTGAGTAGTCCAAACACGTCGCGGGAAAGCCCGGAGCGCTGCACTCGCTTGTTGATCTCCAGCTCCTCGCGTTCCACCTCGTCGAGGTGCTCTTCGAGTGTTTTGGAGCCCGACGCCAGAATGTCTGTCATACTGCGCATCCCGGCGCGGTAGGCTTCAATGGCGTCGCGGCTGGCGTAGCCGCTGTCGGCGGTTAGCCTGGCGGGCTCGGTGAAACGGAACTGGTAGGCTCCCCCACGGGAGGCGTCTGCGCCGGTGTAGGGCGGCAGGATCCCGAGTTTCACAAAATTTGCCACAGCGTAAGCGCACCGGCGTTTGCAGAACGCGGACAGGTACGCGTGTCGCTCGGACGTAATCCGGTTGACCTGCTCTAAGATGATCCGAGCAGAAGCTCCACCGAGCTTGCTCATGTCCCAGCCAAACTCTGGCGGCCACTGAGCGGCCAGCAGAGCGTTGCGAATCAGTCGCTCCTGTAGTCGGTCCTGCGCCTCGGTGGGAATTTTGGCGTCGATCTGGTTGATGGACTCGCCAGCGTTGGCGGTCAGGTACTCGATGCGCCCGCCCTGCATCGGCGTGTATCTAAGCCCTGGCGAACAGTTGCCCGGCATGGTTTCGGTCAGCGCGTTGTAGGCATCCGATGCGTCGGCCATGCCTTGCTGGTTGGTCACCAGCAGCCCGATTTTGGCAGCCATCCGGGATGCGGACTGGATGTCGTCGCCGAGGTCTTTGAGGGAAATCAAATCGCGGATCGCCGGAGCAAACGCCGAGATCCCGCGCACCTGGTCTACCTCGCGCGGATCCATCGTCAGCATGCACGCCTGGGCGGGGATGTCGCGGTCATCAGCGCCGCTCTGATCCTCTCCAAGGACGCGGTAAGCTATTGGGCGGTTGGTTTTTGACAAGATGACGCCGTTGTAAATCTTGAGCCCTGCGTATCGGCCAGTCGTCAGCGGCCCCTCGTCGCCACGAGATCCGATCTGGTGCCACGGCACCTGTTGCAGTTGCGGGTAGCCGCTGGCGCTCGTTGTCAGGATCGTGAGCAGGTCGCCTTCGCGGTCGATGGCGGTAGACTCTAGCCGGAGCCCTTCCCACCAAGATTTGCCGTCAAGGTAGGCAATCTGGAACCAGTCCAGAAGCACGGCCTCGGCTTGTTTGCCCCACTCTCTGTCAGCGCCGGTGAAGATCGGTCGCATCGCCATCCCGACGGAGAGCATGGATTTCTGGTCGATGGCGGCATTAACCATTCCATTGTTCCAGTACAGTTTGCGAGCCGCGCTGTTTACCGTGCGCCATTCGCCCACCGTCAGTTCTTTGGAAATGCTTTGCGTGTGGTTTCTCCACCAGGGCTCCCCCCAGACTCCTCCCTCCACAAGCCGCTGGCGACGATAAGCGCCGCTGTTGTTGGCGCCCACCTTAGGTGTGCCTACGCCCATAAGGTTCTTAATTTTGTCTAGGAAACTCATATGAAATACGCCTGAGTCCTGCGCACCGGCGCCGAAATACCTGCGGCTTTGTAGTTAAGCGCCTGCTGCGCCAGCATTACAACGTCCAGCGGCGACAGTGTGCCGCCCACGTTGAATTGGAACGCGGCCCCGTCAATGGACGACGACACCAAAGAGCTTTTGCCCGCCAGGACCAAATCAAACTTGCTTGCCACAATGGCGCGAAGTTCGGCGACATCCCGCGTGAGGAACACTTGCAGCAGGAGTCTTTGATCGGGAGCCATCTACTTGACGCCCTCGGGACAAGGAAAAACCCGGACACCGTCACACGACGGGCCGGGCAATTTTCTGACAACTACCAGTTGCACTCCCAGAGCTATCTCGGGTTGGTGTTGAGCGGTCAATCTACTCTGGTGCGGCAGGCTCGTCAACCTCTGGTGCGGACGAAACCATATCCGGCAGGATCCCAAGGATCTGCGCAGCCAAGACGTTCATAGCCTCCGCGTCCCACATGTGGTTCGGTCTGCCGGTTGCCGTCCAGCGGAGGCGAGTCTTCTTGGTGCGCTTGTCCACTGTTGCCCGTTTTCTCTCAGAATTGAGATGTCGCACATATTCAGATGGAGCGTCTTGTGGAAATTCCCACACTGGAGAGCCTGTATTTCGCAGATTTGCGAGAATATCTTTGATCGGATCGCTGGCCCAATAGAAAAACGTAACGAATACCCGCTTTCCGTTGGCGTCCTTGAACGTCGGCGCGACTACCCGATCCGGTGCAGAGTAATATCGGCGAATCGGTTTGCCATCTGGTCCCCGAACGGTGAACTGGTCTTCGGCGCGGCCAATCAGCGCGGTCCACCCGTAGCGAGCGCAAGTGTCGTAGATGCGGCCGTGGAAACTGTTGCCCGCGTCCAGCAGCGTGCGCTTGTCGGGAACCTTGAGCCTGGTCTGAATCTCACGGAGCTGGTCCACCGTCAGAATCTTGCCCGCCCAGAGCAGTCGGCTGTGCCCGTCCTTGAGCCAAACGCGACAGATCCCCCAGTAGTGGTCCTGTTGGCAATCCACGGTAAAAACGCGTGCGGCTTCATTTTCCATTGGCCGTCCGTCCTGCCATTCATTGACGAAATACTCGGACGCCTCCAACTCAAGCGCGGGCATTTCCTCTTCCAATTTCCACGGTTCCGCGAGCCGCTGCATCCGGAAATCTTTGGTCGGCTGCAACACCCCGAGATGCCGAGCGTCGGAAGCTTGGCACCACTGGATCACCAGGTCGGCCCACCGAATCCAGTAGACGGACTGGGCCGAGACGCGGCGAGATCGGTAGCCCTCGACGTGGTCGTTACACTCGCTCCGCCACTCGCTGCGCTGCGTCAGTGCCCGTCGGGCTGCCGTCGTGTCTGGAGTGACGTGTCCACAGTGCGGGCACTCATGCCTAACTGTTTTGACCAGCGCCCCCCAATTCCATTCCCCGTTCTCGTTTTTTGCCTCCTCGTACTTGATGTCAGTCCACGCCGGTTTGACCCACTCCTCGCACCCCGGGCACCGATGGCACCATTGGAACTCTTCTCCCGAGCGCCACTCCTCGGTGAGCTGGTGGGGCTCTTCAAAACTCTGGCTGGTCAGGAGCGCGTAGCCGTTCCAACGGTCATGGAGGCGTTTTTTGAACTGGGTGATGAGGTCGCTGTACTGCCAGCACTCGTCCAAAAAGAGCACCTGCACGGACTTTTCTTGCGCGTTGGACGTGTTTGCGCCTCCCAGCATCAAAGGCATGTGCGCAAAATAAATGCCGTCCTTCTTGGTGTGATGTCGGTTCGTCGGCATTAGTCCCCGCAGCGGTTCGCACGCATTGAGTACTGGAAGCAACCTAGTGGCCATCCATTCGGCCGAAGTCGCATCGGTCTGGGTAATCGAGAGCATCGGCCCAGGCTGTTGTGCCACTGCCCAGCATACCAGTGCCTCCAGTGCGGTGGATTTGCCCGCGCCAGTGCACGCCTGGACAAAAGTTTGGCGGCAGGTCGGGTCGGCAAAGTCGGCAAAAACTGCGTTCCACCAAGGGGCGGTTTGCCTGTCAAAATGCGTGCTGCGGGAGCTGTGCGGGAACCGGACATTGCCCTCGAGCCAGTCTAGCGGGTCACCGGTGTAGGCAAGAATGATCCCAGATTGAGAGCCTTCCACGATTGGGTTCATAGGCTGGCAAACCCTTCCCGTGCGTTGGCCTTGAGCAGTTCAATCCGGCTTCGGAGCTTTGGCTGAATCTCGGCCTCAGTCAGCCCAGCCAGTTGCCCAGGGAGATCGCCCACTAGCGCGTCCAGTTCGGAGCACCAGACGCTCACCACCCGCGTCGCGGTTTCGCGCATCTCGGCAGCGGGCACCAGTTCGCCCTTCTCCCGCCCAATGATGATAGACAAGCGCTCAATCTCTTTCGCCAGCTTCTGGGTCCGTGCCTCTTTGTAGTCGAGCACCGGCTCGGTAGTTGTTGCCGGTTTTGGCCCGTCAGGTTTTGGTTTTGCCAGCGGCGGCTCTACAATTCTGTCGGCAGTGTAGGCCTTGCGCCATGCTTCCTGCTCTTCTGTAGACCAGTTTCGATCAAAGCCCTTTTTCTCCCAAAACTGCACCGCAGATGGGTTTACGCCGAAATGCTTGGCT